CCTGCGCGGCACGCTCGGCCTCACGATCGGGGGCGGATTGGGCTGCGCGGGCAGGGGAGGCACCACGCCGTCCAGATGCCGCCGAGAGGCGCGGGGAACGGACGCCCTCTGGCTGGGCCACGGTCGGGCGCAGGATCGCTTCAAGCGAAGCGCGGTTCGCATCAGTATACAGGCTGACGTCATCGAATTCGCCATCAGGACGATATTCGACGCGCTTGGTCCGGATCAAACCGCCAAACAAAGAACCGGTGACAACTTCGCGCCGGCCAGCGCGCGCGTCTATTTCCTCGATTGCCGCCGCGCGCTGCTGCGGCGAAAGCTCAGCGGGCAAGGCGCGGATCGCCTCGCCGCGCCCCATCTGCGCGTTGCGAAACGCCAGCCACCCATTTGCTGCATTGATCGATTGCACCGCCAGATCGGCCAGCGCCACCGTCAGCCCGATGATGGCGTCCGCGTTATCTGCCACGATCCCAGCAATTTTGATCGACAGAACGCTTTTCATCTGCTCGATCTTGGCGTTGGTTTGCTCGAGGTTCTGGATTTCCTCGCGCGAGAGCACACCGCCGAACTTGTCCAGCTCTGCCGCTGCCGCATCGAAACCGGCTGCGCCGTCAAGCAACAGCGGGTAAATCGTCTGGAATTCCTCACCCAGCAATTGGGTGCCGAGCCGAACCCGCTCGCTCGGGTCCTCAATCTTGGAAATCTGGTCTGCCAGGTCGCGCATCACCGCATCGGTGGCACGCGCCTGACCGCTGGCGGTCTGAAACGACAGTCCCAGATCCACAAAGCCCTGTTGCGCGGCGCGGTTCCCGGCGTTCGCCGCTCCGATCTTGCGGGTCAGATCGCCCAGCGATCCGTCAAATTCGCTGGCTGTCACCCCGGCCTGTTGCGCGGCAAAGCGCCAGACCTGCAATTCCTCTGCGCCAATGTTGAACTGGCGCGACGTGCTGGCGATCTCCGCGCCGAGATCGGCGCTCTGGCTGATTGCGGCGCCGATGGCCGTGCCCAGCGCGGCAATCCCGGCAGCACCAAGGAACCCCTTGGCAAAGCTTCCCCCCGCGCGCTTGCCGGATGCCTCCGACTTGCCTTCGGCCCCTTTGACAGCTTCATCAAATTTCCGGTCGAACTCGCGCGAAAACTCCTCCCCGGCCAACTTGAGCTTAACGAGAATGTCGTTGCGCGCCATTTTTCAAGCCTTGTTGACAGGGGGATATTGCACCGCGCGAGCGGTGCGGTGTAAGTTGACAGGCGAAAGGAATTCACCCGATGGATCGTTTTATTCTTCAAGCCGCCAATGCGTTGACGCTGCTGTTTATCTTGCTGGCGTGTCTGGTTCTATTTTTTGCCGTCATGAGCGCGCTGACCGGCGACATTGCGATAGGAGATTTTGTCTTGGCCGGGGCGCTGACAATTGTTCCTTACTGCCTCACCGGTACGCTTCACCGTATTGTTGAAATCGGCAGGAATTAACCCAGCTTCGCAATCCGCGATCCGAATTCACTGCCCACCCTTCGCTCGGCCCGCAGCTTTGCCGAACTAAGAGAAACGCGGTTGGCGTGCGGCTGTTCGTCGATCAAAGCGAACACGGCCACCGTCTGCACCTTGCTCACCTTCTGCCCGCCACGCCGCTGCGCCGCAGCTTTTTTGGGCGGGGTAAACCCCATCGGCCCGAATGCGCCATCAGCCACCAGCAGCGGCGTTTTGCCCGACCGGAACAGGGGGCGCAGTTTTGCCCCAAAGCGCGATTCCCATTGGCGTGGGCTGATGTTCTTGCCCAGCGATGTGCCAAGCGCCGCCTTGAGCGGGACGGCCAGATATTTGTTTCCCTTTGCCCGGTTGGTGCCGGGCAGGCTCCAATATTCGATCAGGCCCTGCGTTCGCTTGCCACCGTTGCCAAACACCCGGCCCACCGGATCATAAGCCGGACGGTTGCCTTTGGGGTAGACTTCGCTTTTCCATGCGCGCCAGGCATTGCCACGCGTGGCGGCACGGGTCTGCCCTTCAAGGTCCTGCTCCAGCGCCCGCGTTGAAACGCGGATGCTGGCGGTTCCGGCTTTCAGAATCTCTGTCAGCAATTCACGGCTGACTTCCTGTCCGTTGACGATGTCGAAATCAGGTCTCATCGCGGCGCAGTTCCTCAAGCCAGTGATCAAACAGTTCGAACGCCTCGATCGCCAGGGCTGGCTGATCAAGCAGACCGCCAGCCACCGGTAGCAGCATCGGCCCCAAGCCTGCCGGGCCAGCGCCGCGCGCCGCGCGCAGCCGCATCCACAGCTTCACCAGTTCCTGTGCCCAGCGCGGGACGATGTAGCGCGGGTTTTCAGCAAAGCTGTGGCCGCCGATTTCCCAACCGCCCTTGACATGCCGGGGAAAACGGAAATCCCCCGGCATCATCGCCACGGCAAAGGCGGCTCTCAGTTTTTTTCCTCTCCGCTGGCGTACTGGAAATTATAGGCGCGATTGCCAGCGGCGTAGATCAGCGCGGGGGCGATCCGGCGCAGTGTCGATTCGGGAATGTTCCCAGCCTTGTCACGGCTGTATTCCACCGGCTTTCCATCGGTGCCTTTCAGGTTTTCCCAGCCATCGCACCAGCGTTGAAACGCCAGCAGCGGCAGGAGCTGGCGATAGCGCGCGTTGCGCTCCACCAGTTGCCGATAATCGGGCCAGCTTTTCGCCAGCACCGCCTGCACCTCTGCCACCTGCTGACGTTCGACCGGGCCGATTTCAGAGGCTTCTCCCTCTTCGGAACTGCCGTGGACGCTGCGCAGCAATTCCTCGATCTCATTCGCCTCATCGTCTTCCAGAAGGGCGCGCACCCCGGCAATCGCCGTGTCGAGCATGATGAAAGCCGGAACCGGCCCCGCCGAATATCGCCCGTCGAGCTCGGCGTCGAATTCGCCGCGCTCGATCAGGCTGCCCATCCGAATGCGGAACCGGAGCGGTTTCTTATCAGGTTCAGCGCCGTCTTTGGGTCTGAGCGGTTCGTACCAGAAATGATCCTGCATCGCGCGCTCAATAGAAACAAAGGATGGCGTCGCTGTCGCGCGTGGACGGGTCTGCACCCGAATTCAGCGCGTAAAGCGAAAGCTCCTCCGTCCGGAAGATGCCGCGACGGCCCGGCGTGGGATCGGCAGGCTGGAGCAGCGGCGTCACGATCGACCAGCGGTTGCTGGAAACAGTCCCGCAGCGGATCACCGCCGAATACCGCGTGCCGTTTTCAATATCACTGATGACATCGCGATTGGCGACAAGCGTGTCAGTGGGGTCGAGCGTCATCATCACCTGACGGCCAGCCAATTCGCCAGGGCCGAAGCCGAACGGCGTGTTGGGATCGTCCGACACTTCAAGCGCCTGCGATGTCTGCACCGCCCAGTTGCGGATCGCGAGCTGTTCCTGATTGACCACCAGCGAAGGCGTAACCCCGCCACTGCCCATCGCCAGCGTCGGCGCGGCGTGCTGCGGCACGGTGTCGCTCGGGCGCGACACGTCGCTTTTCCCGGCGTAGGTGCCGGTGAAGTTGAAGGTCATGAAGCCAGGGCGCGCGGTTTCACCCTGGAAATCCACCGTGCCGCGCAGGCCGGTGAATTTGCGCAGGATGCCGTCTTCGTAAATGTACAGCGTGCCGGATGGGTGATCGGTTGCCCGCTCGGTTGCGTCGGCCGGGCTGGTCGGCGCGTAGCTCCAGTTGGCAGGCAGGGCGGCTGTCACCGAAGTCGTCAGCGGATTGGCAAACAGATCGATCAGCGTGGCAACGCGCCCCACCGTATAATTCGAAATATGGACCAGCTGATTGTTCGAAGGCGCATTCGCCAGTTGCAGTGGCAGGCCGCGATAAAGCTGCGCTGTCGCAGCAAACGGGGTGGCCAGAGTGCCAGAGCTTTCAGTGCCTGCCGCCAGAGCGGTCGCGGCCACGGCGGCGCTGAACAGGCCGCGCCAACCGCACGATTCCAGCAAGGCGTGGTGTGGGGGCTTGACGCTGGAGGTGTAGGTGTTTCCCGCACCCGCGCCCTTCATCCGCACCCGGAAAGAAACCGTCGCAGCCTGGCCGATGATCAGCGGAGCCGATGCAGCAAGCGAACCATTCGCCTCTTGAGAGCCTTCGGTGCGGAACGGACCGTTGTAATCGACGCTGTCAACTTCGAACGGAAAGGCATCGCCGGTGCCGGGGCTGGCGTCGGTTCCTTCGGTCGTTTCGATCTTGAAGCGCATCGCGACGTTGCGGTGCCGAATTTTAGTCATGGCCAGTTACTCCCTCAGCCGATTTCCTGCGGCTCACCGAACCGCGTGCGATAAAGAATGTTGAACTCCACACCGAAGCCGAGCCGGTGATCCTTGGCCCTTTCGGCAATTGCCATGTCGAGGCGACCCTGACGGATTTCCTCGGCCAGACCGCCCAGCGGCGGCTGCGTCATCAAGGCACGCTTGACCGCGTCGTAAAGCGTGTGCCCCGCGCTGTGCGGAGCCTCTCCGGTCACAAAGCCGTCAATCCCGACTTGCAGGATAAACGCTTCGGTGTCGGTTTCCTCTTCCTCGATCGCGGGCGTGTCGCCCTGGTCAAAGATAAACAGCGCCGGAAAGGCCGAAGGATCGCCCGGAGGCATCCGCGAAACTTCGGCAATCATGGGCGATGCGATCGCACCAAGCCGCTGCTCGATCTCAACAAATATCTGTTCGCGGATCGCCGTCATGCTGATTTCACCACCAGCGTCCAGGCATCGACCTCATCCAGGTCAACCACCTCGATCACACTCCAATCCGGGCCTGCGCCGTCATTTTCCGAAATCGCGTTTCCCTTGACGGGCGCATTGGGAAGCCGCTCTTTCAACACTTCGAACGCCAGCTCGCGCACGTTTTGCTGATGCTCCATGAACAGATCGCCGCTGCCATGCGTCCGCACCGCCAGAATGGAGGCGTTCGTCAACCCGGCGCCGGTGTATCTTACCGTCTTGGCAAAGGCATCGTGGATCGCCTTTGCCGATGCGTCACCACCGGGCAGGTCGGACATTGCCTACTCGGCCTCATCCGAAGTGCGATCGGGTTCAACCTTCGCAGCAGGAGCCTTGTGCGCGGCAGTCGCCCCACCGCGCGCCACCAGCGCCGAAGCGCGGACGCTGTCGATTTCGCCCGCGCCCCTGCCGACACCGATCGTCGAACCTGCCTCGGCCCGCTTTCCGGTATTGGTCGCGGCAGCGGTGTTAAGCTGGATCGTTTTCACGGTGTCATCCTTTCAGGGTGTTGGCGATCAGGCTGCGTCCGGCGCGTCGGTCGAGGATTCCGGCTCCGGCTCCGCTTCGGGCTCCGGCTCCGGCTTGGCCTTTCCGGCGAATTCGGAGAACGGCACGACGCGGCGCGACTGCACCACCTTGCGCAGTTCCTCGTCACTTACTCCGGTCACTTCCGCACCGGCGTCAAAGTGCTGGCCTTCAATCGCAATACCAGTGGCGGCGACCAGCGCGTTGTCGGCAGGTTTTTTCTTGCGTGTCATGAAATTTCTCCTGTGTGCGTCTTCGCAAGTTGCGCTGCCCACCCGCACAAATCGGGGGGGGGATCAGGTGGCAGGCAGCGCAACTTGCGAAGCCGGAGGCGGCATCAGACACCCCCGGACCCCGCGTGGCGATTAAGGCGTGAGAGCATCCAGCATGGCTGCGAAGCTTTCCGCGTGCCGAACGGCTATGTCGACATCTTGCAAGGCGACGATGCGAACAGTGCCGCTGGTCGATCCGGTGTAGGGATCGGTCATCAGATCGAGCCCGCCCCACATGCCCATGATCAGATCGGCGAAGTTGCCGAAAATAATTGCAGAGAGGACTGAGTTTGCCGTGCCCTTGCTGAGGTTCGACGGCACCTGGTTGGAAACCCCGGCAGCGTAACCGTTCAGCGGCTGCGCTCCCCTTTCCCAAACCGGCATTCCGTTTGTGGCGGCAAACATCTCAGTCTTCTTGAGCTTGCCGCGCACCTTGGTGTTGGTCAGATAGGCAAGGTTGCCAATCGCCGCATTGTCAACCGCCACGGCGGTTTCAAGGTCGACGATGTGTTCGTAAGTCGGCGCCAGACCGTTGGTGCCGCCTGCGACCGAACCGATGCCGCTGGTGTTCAGGATACCGCGGGGCTGGTTCGAGCTGCCCGAACCGTTGATGCCGGCACGATCCAGCTCAAGGCCCAGCACCGTAGCAAGGTCCTGACGCAGGAACGCTTCAACATCCATCGAGCTTTGCAGCAGCAGCTTGCGGCTGATGTCGGTGAACGCGCCCACCGTCTTCGGGGTCATCGTCACCTGGTCGAACGCAGGCTGGCCTTCAGTCGGCGAACCGGATTCCGCAACCCAGTAAGCGGTTGCACCGCCAGTCTGGCGCGGGATCGCGATGTTGCCGTTCAGATCGCCTAGGCGGCGAATGCCGAGCCCTTCCAGAACCATCGCATTGCGCAGCAGATCGATGAAGCTGTCGGCCAGCAGATCGGTCGAAACCGTGTGGCCGCCCGCTGTGGCCGTGCCGACAACCAAATCACGCTGCTGCCCACCCAAATGGGCGCGCAGCACGTCGACCGGAACGGTCTCGCCACGATGATCAGTCTTGTGGGTGCGCTTGCGCGCCTCTGCCGAACATTCCAGTTCGAACTGGGCGGACTCTTGTGCGCTGCGATCGTTCGGATTGGCCAGCGCGTTCATCAGCCGCACAAAGCTGTACTGCCGCTGCTCGCGCTCGGACAGGCCCACTTCCGGGCTTTCCGCGAAGCGCAGCGCCGACGAACCACCAGCCTTGGCTTGGTACTCCGTGACGAACTCGTCAAGGCTGCGGCCATCCTCGATCGCCTGATCGGCCAGATCGCCGCAGTTGAGCCGCTGGCCCATCGCGCGGATGTTGTTGATGCGAGCCCGTTCAGCAGAGCGAACATCACGCTCAGATGGGCCGCTGGGTGCAGCAGGCGCCGGCGTGTCGGCGCGGGTCTGCGCGGGGGCTGGTGCCGTGTTATTGGCAACAGCAGGCGAAGTGGCAGGTGCAGCCGCACCGCCGTCATTCCGGGTAGCAGTCATCTCGTCTTCCTCTTGTTGGATAAGGGTGCGGGGGTCGAACCCCGCCGGTTCGCCGTCACGACCAACGCCAACCGATGGATCGGCAGGCACGGCCACAAGGCTGATTTCATAGGGTTCCCAATCGGTGGCCCGGTAGGTTTCGATGCCGTCCTTGGCTTTGTCGAGGACCAGCTCGTGAATGCGATAACCGACGCTCACCAGTTTGCGGATACCGTCCTTGACATCTTCGAAGATCTCTTGCGCCCGCGCCGATTTGCCAAACCGGACGGTCGCCAGACCCTTGCCTCCCTTGATCGAGGCGCGCTCGACCACACCCACCTGGTCGCGGGTATTGTGGTCCATCAACAGAGCGCCGCCATTGTTCAGGCGGCCAAGCCTGACAGACGACGCCTTGTGATCCAGAACTTCGGTCCCCCACCAACGCTGATAGGGCTCCTCTGAAGAAAAGCTCAGCTCAACAGTGCGAGTTTCCTCGTTGACGCTCTCGGCGCGAAGATCGAACGACAACTCACGCGTCAGCCGCTCAGGCGGCGACTCCGCGTCGCGCTGCATCTGCGCGCCCGCCATCGTTCCGGCAGCACTGCCGATCATTACCCTGGTCATGCTGTTACTCCTGAAATTTGGACCGCTACCGGTCGTCATCGTCATTGCGCGGCGACGCTGCACCGCCCTGCGGTGTCGAAAATCCACGCTCACCTTCGTCATCCAGCTCAGCCCAGACTTCGTCCGGATCGCGGCCGCGCTCACGGATAATCTGCGCTCGGCTCTTGATGCCCAGGGCAACAGCCTCG